GTTTGTAACTATTATTCTATTATGAGAATGAAAGGTTAGAAACTGCAACTTCACCAACGTAGTCACCTGCGTTACCGAATGAAGATGCTGAGTTAGTTAGTTCAACATAACCATATCTAGTCATGAATGAAACAACTGGCTCAAATGTACTAGGATCTAGTACTGTTCCACTACTCATTAATGGAATGTATGGGCAGTAGAATGCCGCCGCATCACTTTCACTTGAACCTTTATAACCAACTAGTACCGCTGTACTGTCTGAAGCATATGAATCAACGTATACTTTCATAGCACCGTTTAAAGTACCAACAAACTTAGTGTTAGTAGGTGCTTCAAATGTACCTTCAGTTGAACGTGCAAATGCTGATGTAGTAGCACTTTGTAGAACTGTTAGTGATTGTGGTGAAACAACCGCCCAGTTACCAGCACCACGTCTTGTTCTTTGTGCAATTAGGTTTGCAGTTCTGTTGATAAGAACAGCCAAAGCCGCGTGTTCGTCACCAACGAAAGTAGCAGTACCTGAAACAGCAGACTGATCAAATGTGAATTCAGTTGCCGCTAATGCTCTTAAAGAAGCAAGGATCTCTTGATCGATCTCAGCAGTAATTTCTTGAGCAAGTGCCGCCATAATTTCTGCTTCAACATCAATACCGTGCATTGAATTAGCATCTTGTGCCGCCTCAAATGTCCAACGTGCTTGTAGTTTTCTAGTTTTAGCCTCAACCGCTTGTTTAAGTAGTTGAACTGAAATACCTCTACCACCGTCGCCTTCTAGAGCGCCTGTAGACGCACCGTTTCCTGCTGTACCATCACCTGCGTATGCAGTTGAGATTTGGAAAGGACTTAGTGCTTCGTCGCCTGCTGTAGTATCGTTTGCAGAACCAGTAGCGTTTAAAGTCTCAGCATATCTTACACGTAGTGTGTGGATTTGTGAAACTGGACCAGCCATTGGTTGTACACCAACGATATCGTTAGCAATAACTGTAGGCATAACTCTTCGAATAACTGGAAGAATTACACGGTTTAGTGTTGCAACGTTACCAGAAGCAGTAGCACCAGTTGATGCAGCCTCTGAAAGGTAGTTCTTAGTGTTCTCTAGGACAACACCCATTGTTGATCTTTTAGTTCCTTGAAGACCCTCTAGCAAGGCATCTTTAGTCTCTGACCAACGACCTTCTGTTAATTGTTCTGACATTATTTTCTCCTTTATATCAGTTTAATTAAAGACCTGCTAGACGACGGATATCAACTATATTGTCAATACTGTCGCTATATGGATCTTTTTTCTCGTTTTTAATATTATTACCAGTACTCTCAACTAATTGTTTTTTCTCAGTTTTTGCTTCCGCAATTACTGATTTATTAGCAAGAACAGCCGGTAAGTATTTCTCAAAAGTATGTTGTAATCTAGAAGTTTGAACATTCTCTAACAAATTAGACATAATTTCTCTCTTCTCTGCATTTAAAGGTCCAAGTAAATCATCCATAACTTGAGTACGTTCATTAGACTCTACGAGTCTTTGTACTTCGTTATTTTTCGATTCAACTAGTACTTTTGCTTTCTCTAGTGTTTCTTTCGCTTCCGCTAACTTACTATCACGCTTTTCAATTTCATCTTTAAGTTCACGTACAACTGCGTTCTCATTAAGGTGTGTACCTGTGAACTCAGTAGCAAATGCTTCAAAGATTCTACGTCCAAAGTTGTTCTCACGAGCAACTTTAATGTCCTCTTGAAGTTGTGATAATTCGTCTTCTAGACGCTTGGCTACAGTTTCTTCAAGTTTCTTAGTATTAGTTTCAACAAAACTATCTTTCAGTGCTTCTAGTTTATCTTTTGCTTCAGCAACCAATTTAACTTTCGTTTCCACGATGTCTTTCTTATCTTGTGCAAACTCTTTGATTTCTTTAGCAAGTGCTTTAACTACAAACTCTTCAAGTTTATTAATACTTTCTGCTTGAGTCTTTCTGTCTTCTCTTAAGTCTTTGATTTCCTCAGAAAGTTTAGTAACTAGGAACTTACTAAACTTGTCACTAGTTTCTACCATTTTCTGATTAAACTTAACACGATCTTCAGCAAGTGCTTCTTTCTCAGCAACCACTTCTTGAATTTCTGCTTCTAGACTTTCGGATACCATGCGATCAAGTGCTTCCACCATTGTTTCTTTGTCATGCTCATAACGTTGAGCAAACTCCTCACGAAGTTCACTTCTAACTTCTTCACGAGTCTCAGCCATCTTCTTATCCCATTCTTCTTGGATTTGAAGACGAGTATCCTCGTTTACAAGTTCGCTATCTAGCAAGGGTTTCATTGCATCTAGCATCGATTTCTCCTATATTTTAAGATCCTTAATGAGAGAAATAATTCCCTCTTTAAGATATCGTTGTGCTGTGATACTTTCTTTAGCCTCTGCCGCTATTTCCATCAACTTATGTCCATCTTTCATATTCAGTAAACCTTCATATATTGCAGTTGGATAGGCATCAGGAGCACTTGGTTGTGCTACAACATCAACAGTTACTATTTCAAAATCACTTACGTGTCCGTTTGCTTCGTTAACGTTACCGCTACCTCTACTTGAGACACCTAATTTCACTCCGTTACTCAACATGGTCTCTACTAACGTACCCATTGGTGTCGGGAGTATTTTTAACTTTCCAAATCCGTTAGCACCTTCCATCCACATATCTGTGATGACATGACTAACACGATCTAGGTTAATTTTTAAATCGTCTGGGTGATCTAACTCACCTAGAACACTGTATCCACCACCAATTTGATCTTTTAATGTCTTTACAGCATTACTAATCTCATTGACTGGATAAATTCTTTGGTTTGCGTTTCTAACATCACCTTGGATGCAGAGGCCTTTCATGTAAAGTGACTTTTTGCCGTCTTCACTAGCCTCGTTCTCAA